TCACACAACAAGCAGTATCTGATTCTGGAGATACAACTCTTTCAGTGTCTGATGGAGCGACTGGTGCAACTCTTGCACACAGAGTTATAGAATTTACAGGAACAATATCAGCATCAAGAAATGTTACGATACCTTTAGACGTACAACAACTTTATTTGTTAAAAAATTCAACATCAGGATCTCAAAATGTTGTATTTAAATATGCATCTGGATCAGGTAGTTCTGCAACAATAGCAAATGGTAAAACTATATTAGCTTTTGCAAGAGCAGATGATGGGACAAATCCAAACATAACTGCAGTAGAATTTGGTGGAGATGTTGTTGATGATACCTCACCACAACTAGGTGGTAATCTAGATGTTAATGGAAATACATTAATATCTACATCTAATGCAGATATTTCTTTAGTGCCAAATGGCACAGGAGATGTAGTTTTAAGCGCAGACACAGTTCAAGTTGGAGATGCTGGAGCAGCAGCTAAAATAGTTTCAAATGGTGCAGGTGCACTTACAGTAACAACAGGTGGTGCAGCTGATTTAATTTTAAACACTAATGAGGGCACAAATTCTGGAAGCGTCACTATTACTGATAATTCAAATGGGGATATAACGATAGCTCCAGATGGCTCTGGTAGGGCAAAAGTAACAAATGCTACTGGAACAAGCTCAACACAAACAATAACTACTGATGGAAAAGGTATTGTCTTTTCCATGGTTTTCGGATATTAATCTAGAAGGAGAATAAAAAATGGCAACACCGAATCTTGTAAATATAGCAACGATCACACCTAAAAATGCTATGGGTAGTTTATCTGATACAAATAGAACTACTATGATTGATGTCCCTGCAGAAACTGCAGTAAGAATTGATACGATATTATTAGCCAACATTGATGGAACTAATGCTGTTGACGCAACAGTAGAAATTAGTAACGACAATGGTTCAACTTATTTTGCAATCGCAAGCACAATCTCTGTGCCTGCAGATTCAACTTTAGATTTAATTGCAAGACCTATCTATTTAGATGAAACAGATATAATCGCTGTTACAGCTGGTGCTGCAAACGATTTAGCTTTTCACGTTTCTTATGTAGAGATGGTTGATTAATAAATTTTAAGGAGGAAAGAAAATAATGCCAAGAATTATAAAATCAGCAAAAGGAACTTTCAACTCAGCGACTGTGACCGTAGACTCATCAGGAAGAGTTATAGCTGGTGAATCTGGATCAGGTGGAGCAGTCATGACACCAAAATTAGCTGCTTTCGGACCAGCTAGTGGAACTTATACATCAAATGGAAATCAAATGATGGCTTATGCTGCCTCGGGAGGAGGCGGTGGAGGCGGAGGCCCTCAACAACAAGGACCACAAGCTATTAGAGGTGGCGGTGGAGGTTTTGGAGTAGTAGGATTATTTACTTCAGATATTACACCTCCTTTCTCACAGCCATACGCTGTAGGCGGTGGTGGTAGTGCTGGCGGAAGGCAACACGATAATAGAGCGAATCCAGGCAGTGCTGGAGGCACAACTAGTATAGCTACTTTATTTTCTTTAAACGGTGGAAACGGTGGAAACAAAGCACCTCTAAACCAAAGTGGAAATCCAGGAACTCCAGGAACTATTGGTTCTGGAACATTTGTACATTCTGGACCTACACCGAATGGTGCGCAAGCTAATAGTTTTGTTCTTGCACCAACTCGTACAATCGCCCCTGCACCTCAGGGATCTACTAACACTCGATTTGGAATAGGTGAACCGCAAGATCATGGTTTGCATTCACAACGTATTTTTTTCTCTGCTGATTATGGACTTGGAGGCCCTGGAGGAAATGCAACCAATGCACAAATTGGTAATCAACACGCTCCAAGAAGTGGTGGAAAGGGTGCATTAGTAATTTTTGATAACGCATAATAATTAAAATGGCAAAATATATACTTTTTCAAAACGACAGATTTTATAGAATGGCCCCTGATGAAACTAAAAGAGATAAGTGGATGGGATCACCAAACATCGTTGCAAGAGAAGTTGATGATGCTACTTATAAAAATATTGGTTGTAAAAAAACTGTGCCAACATTAAACGGTGATAATATTAGTTATGAAGATAAAGACCATGAAGCAATAGAAGACACAGAGAGAGCACAGCAAGCATTGTCTGATGTAAGAGATTTGTTAGTAGAAGAGTTTAAATTTTATGCAGCTCATCATTATGATAATGATACCGAAGTAAAAAACATGGTAGCATTCTTAGAGGGAATAGATAAAACTTCAGTTACTTCTTTTGCTGAAGGTCAAGAAATACACGAATATATTTACAACCTTCCCGGTTGTCCTCAGATATTTCCTTTAGAATTGTATTATTAGTTTACTTTTTTAAAATATAATATATATTTAATATATGAATTTAGAAAGTTATATTGAAATATACGATAATGTTATGTCATTAGAATCAATTGGTTCTTTTGTTAAATTTGCAAATATGCAAAAATTTGTAGATTCTGGAATTGGTAAGGATAATACAGTTGATAAAAGTGTTAGAAATGTAAAAGGGTTTAGTTTAACCGACTGGGATTGCGGTTCTAAAACTAAAATACATTGGTGTAATTATCTGGGAGCTGGTTTTAAAAGTTATTTTGATTTGTATTCTAAAAAACATGCTCCTAAATGGGGCACATGTATGAATGCTATAAATACTTTAGATGTTTTAAAATATGAAGAAGGTGGTTTATATACACCACATGTAGATCATTTTGATGCAAACCCTAGAATATTATCTGCGATTCTTTTATTAAATGATGACTATGAGGGGGGTGAGTTAGAGTTTTTAAATCCTAAAACAGGTAAAGTAACTGTGAGAGTAGAAGTGCAATCAGCTAGATTAATAATTTGGCCTAGTTGTTTTTTATATCCACATACGGTTAAAACAATTAAGAAAGGAACAAGGTTTTCAATAGTAGCATGGGCATCATAAGAAAAGATTTTAGATATAAATTAATAAAAAATTTTTTTACAAAAGAAGAATTAAAAATAGGAACACACTATTATCATTTAATGCATAAAAGAAATGATTCTAAGTTTGATCCTTTTCAGGGTATTAATAATGATTCTGTTTTTACAGATGATTGTTTTGGTGATGTTCTTTTAATGAAAAAGAAAGAATTGATGGAAAAAGAAACAGGTTTAAAACTTTTTCCAACATACGCTTATACAAGATTTTATACTCATAATGCACAATTAAAAAAACATAGAGATAGACCATCTTGTGAAATATCTATTTCCGCTATGTGGGATAGTGATGGCACTAAATGGCCTTTATATGTAAACGGGAAACCAATTGAAATGGAAAGAGGAGATGCTGTAATTTATTTAGGATGTGAAGATGAACATTGGAGAGAACCATTTACAGGAGACTACCATATTCAAACTTTTTTTCATTACGTTGACAAGGTTGGGCCAAATAAAGATCATGTTTATGACATGATACATAAACCGATACGTGGGTCAGTAAAATATAATCCAGAGATGTAAAATGAAAAACGATAAAGAAAATACAAGATACGTAAAATTAAAAGACTCCATAGCAATGTATGATAATTTTGTAGATCCAAAATTATGTGATGCATTTATAGAAATATTTAAAAAAAACAAAGATACACTAGCTTATGATAGAATAAAAAGCGATGGCTCTGGAGCGGCATCAAAAAAAGATGAGGCAATAACTTTTAATAGAACTAATAATTGGTTTAATGAGTTAGACGAGGTATGTAGTATTTTACGAGAAATGTTAGGAATTTATATTGAAAAAACAGATATGATTAATATTACATCCATGAAAGATTTACATTTTACAAATATTAAAATTCAAAAAACAAGACCGGCAGGAGGTTATCACGTGTGGCACGTAGAAAGAAATCATGAAGACTTTTCTTGTAAAAGAGCTTTGGTTTGGACAATGTATTTAAATGATATTAAAGAAGGAGGAGAGACAGAATTTTTATATCAAAAACAAAGAATAAAAGCAAAAAAGGGTCGTGTGTGTATTTTTCCAGCTGATTTTCCTTATGCTCATAGAGGCAACCCTCCTTTACAAGAGGATAAATATATATTAACATCTTGGTTTTTATCGTCATAAAATGCAATTTAAATTTACAGAAGAACATTTAAAAATAAAATTTTCTTGGAAAGAAATAATTTTAATTATTTTAAGAAGAGGTCATTATCTTTTAAATAGAAGATCTTGTTATGAATTCTCAACTGTTTTAGCAGGTGTCATTAATAAGGCAATAATGAAATATGGTGGGGCTGAAGAACATGGTCACCTTATAGAACATGATCATCCTGATAACTATGAAAAATAAATGTTATTTCCTAACTTTGTTTGTGTAGATAATTTTTTTGATAATCCTGAAGAAGTAGTAAATTTTTCTCAAAAATTAGAATATTTTAACGAGACCACATGTCCTGGAAAAAGATCAAAAATATTACATAAAGTAGACTATGATTTTTTTAATTGGGTAAATTTAAAAATATGTTCTGTTTTTTATCCAAATGATATTAGCAATATAAAATTTAATGCTGATACATACTTTCAAAAAATACATAAATTAGAACATGATAATTGGGTTCATAAAGATGATGCTTATAGATTTACTGCTATAATATATTTAAACAAAAATAATACAGCA